GATTGCACTTACTGAAGTTACAGTAGGTTTTGTTTCTACTGCATCTACCCAAGTTAATTGATTTGAAGTTGTTCCATCTGTTGCTAAAACTTGACCATCTGTTCCAACTCCTGTAGGGAGTGTTAAAGTATATGTAGCTCCTGCTGAATGAACAGGACTTTCAATATGTACTGCATGAGTATTTTGTTCACAATTTAAAGTTAACTTACCAGCCGCAGAACTTCCATCACCTTTAATTTCTAATCCAGGTGTAAATTCTGTTTTAGCATTTGTAACTGCATCAGCAGCTAACTTTGCTGTAGAAACATTTAAATCTTTAACCTTTGCAGTTTCAACTGCATCAGTTGCAATTTTTGCAGCAGTAACTATACTATCAGCTAAATCACTTGAAGTTAAAGGTATTCGTGCAGGAGTTGCACCAACATATGCCATTTATATTATCCTTAATATTATGTACTAATTGAATCAACAACACTTAAAATAATATCAACTGAAGTAGCTGCTGAAGCATAAGCTTCAACTGAATCTCCAGTTTGTAATACAACTTTTGAACCACCATCAATTAATTCCAAACTTCCACCTGTAGGGATGGGAGCATCTTTAATAATGTAATAGTTTGTTGAAGTATTTTTTACATAGACAGTAATATCTACTGATACACCAGAAGTATTAGTACATCTAACACCTATGATTGCATCATTTGTTGTAGTAGCTGCTCTTAGTTCTTGAGGAGAAGCTAAGAGAGTGATATTTCGATTGAGTGTTCTTTGAAAATTTTGAGCCATTTGTTATCCTAATTATACCATATTTTTGCCCTAATGTAAACCATTATAAAGCAATCGCCATAGCCACAGCAAAACCTGCAGTAGCTTTCGTATCTATTTGAGTTTGTGCATTAGAACTCAAAGTATTAATATATTGGAATTCTGTATTTGTTACAGTTCCATCTGCTATTTTTGTAGCATCTATTGAAGCAGATAAAGTTGTTACTCCTGCTTTAGTTGAAGTAAATGCACCACTTATCGCTTTATTTTTCCAAACACCTGCAGCATCATCATAAATTAAATAATTTGCATCTGCGATAGCTGCAATAGTTACATCATTTAATTCTGATAATTCATTTTCTGTTGCAACTTGACCATCAACATAAGCTGTTGTTGCAAGTTTAGTTGAGTTATCACTTGCTGATTGTGTAGGAGCTGTAGGATTTCCAGTTAAATCTGGAGAAGCTAAAGCTGCTTTTAAATCTAATTGTGTTTGAATATCTGAAGTTAGTCCATCTAATCTTTGAAACTCTGTATCACTTACTGAACCATCTGCAATCTTTGTTGCATCAATAGCTGCTGAAGCTTTAATATTTGCATTAGCTAAATTTGTAATTGAGTTACCTGTAGCATCTTCATCTATTGTTTTATTTGTAAATGTAGTAACACTATCTGCTGTAACAGTAGAATGTGATTGTGCATCAACATAAGCTTTAATAGATTGTTGAGATGCAACTGCTATAGCAGAATCATCCGCTAAAGTATCGTCATCTAAAAATGCTGTACCACTAAGTGTTCCATTTAAAACTGGGCTAGTTAATGTTTTAGCTGATAAAGCTTGAGTACCAGTTAATGTAACAACACTACTATCAATTGCAATATCATCTGCATTTGCAGTAATACCTGTTCCGCCAATAACATTTAAAGTAACATCACCTGTTGTTCCTCCACCTGTTAAACCTGTTCCTGCAACAACTGAAGTAATATCTCCAGTCGGTACTGAATCAACATAAGCTTTGATTGATTGTTGTGAAGCTACAGCAGTTGCTGAATCAGAAGACATAGTATCTTCATCTTTAAAAGCTGTTCCACTAATTGTTGTATCTAAAACTGGACTTGTTAATGTTTTATTTGTTAGAACATCTGTAGTAGCTTTACCAACTAATGTATCTGTAGAAGTAGGTAAAGTTAATGTTCCAGTATTTGAAATACTAGAAATAATTGGACTTGTAAGAGTTTTATCTTCAAGAGTTTGTGCTCCTGTTTTTGTAACAACTGTAGCATCAATTGCTACATCATCTGCATTTGCAGTAATACCTGTTCCACCAATTACATTTAGAGTTGGTATTGGTCCTGATAAAGATGTCCCAGTTAAACCACTTCCTGCAACAATAGCAGTTAGGTCTCCGACAGGGACTGCATCTACATAAGTTTTAATAGCTTTAGCAGAAGCTAAAGTATCATCACTTGATGAAGCAGAAGTTAAATCTGTATCAACAGATGTTACACCAGTTGAAGTACCGATAACTAAAGTATCTAAATTTACAGTACCATCAAAGTATGCATCTTTAAATTCTAAAGAAGATGTACCTATATCTATATCATTAGTTAGAATTGGAACGATTGCTCCATCTTGAATTCTTAATTGTTGTACTGCTGCAGAACCTACATCTGTATAAAATTCTAAATGTTTATTTGCAGTATCAACTAAAATTTTATTTAATGGCGTAGCTACACCTGAATCTCCAAGTACAGCAATAACAGGACCTTCGGCTGCTGTGCCATCATGTTTATGTCCTGAAGTATTACTAAAAGCTGCTACTAAATCATTAAACTCATTATTTAAATCAACAGCTTCAATTGTAAGAGCATCAGCTATTTCTGCTGAACTTTGTCGTACATAACCTGCCATATTATCTTCTTCCTCCTGCTATAAATGATACAAATAATCCATTAACTGCATATGCAGCATTCGTATCATTACTATAAAATCTAAAACTATTTGAAAAACCACTTCCTATTACTAACATTCTTTTACTTGGTAAAGTTACTGCACCATAAGTTCCTGTTCCATATGCAGCACCTCCATATAAAGATGTAGCAGCTAAAGTACCAACACTAAATACACCAGGTTGGGGAACATCTGAAGATTCAAAATCATATCTAATTCTTAATTTTAAATCGTCTTGTACTCCTTCTGGTTTAATATTTGCTTTAACAGCATAAAGACTTTTTCTTAAACCATTATCACCATAATCCATATCTGGTGTTTGAAATACTCCACTAATATTTTCACCATTAAAATTATTTCCACTATCATGCAAATAAACATATCCACTTTCATCTGCACTAAATTTAACTTCTTCATTAGAAGTATTTAAATCTGAAGTACAAGTCTTAACTACTAAACCTTTTGTATTACTCCATTCAAAAGCAGGAATTCCCTGTTCATCAAATTTAAATGTTCCTATAATTCCTTTTTGACTTGCATCTGCTTGACCTGATTGAAAGTAAAATAATCTGTATTGACTTCGTTCTCTAATAACCATACTTGCAAGAGTATAATCAGCAATATTATCTAAAAGGTCATTTATTAAAGGTAAGATTTTTCTACTAACAGAACCGATTTCAACGTCAGCAATTCTAGCTGTTCCAGCAACTGTTCTTAAACCATCAGGTGCTAAAAATATTAAATCTCCACCAATTTCCTGAATTGTATTTCCATCTATACAACCTATATTTTTGGTTATAGACTTAAGTATAGGGTCAGAATCAAGACTTGTCAACTCAAATATACTATTTTTACAAAATATAATAAGAGTATTTCTAAAAACTTTAATACCTACAATAATATCTCCAACATCAATTGCTCCTGAACCAGTAGCTTCAAAATCATAAGGTTTTAAGCGGCTACTATAAGCAACAGTACTTGTTGATACAGATTGTCCAGCTACAACTAATCGTTCTGAAAAGATAGTACATCTTTTAGGATTAACTGGAGCTGACCTTTGTAGTTCTTCAAAGTAATAAGTATTAACTCCACCTGAAGTTGTAATCTGAAATTCAGCTACTTTATTGGTACTATCAACAATATATAAAGTTCCATAAGCACCCTTTGATTCATAGTTAGCAAACTGATTATTAGTTTGATTTGTTCTTGCAACTGTTGTAGCACTTGCTACTTCAGCAGAAGTCATCCCACTTCTATAAATAGTTTGACCACTAGCAGTAGATACAACTTCAATATCTAATGTTAAATTTGTATTATCTGTAATAGATAAAACTCTATATGTAATACTATTAATTTTTACTCTATCATCTACAGCTAACTCAGTTGTAAATGATGTTCCAGTTCCAACAACTGCTGCTGAACTTGCAGTTACTGCAACTGTACCAGTTAAACTTTTATAAGTATCTTTATTAATTTGAAGCCAAGTAATACCATCTGTACTCCAATAAATATTATTACCTTGACAAGCAATAACTCCATTAGCATATGGAACTATTCCTGCTATAGCATCTGTAGTTGTACCACTTGGACTGGTTGAACTTCCTCCACCCCATTTTGTAAAACCATTTATTCTTCGATAGCCACCAGTAGTAGCTGATTCAAAGTTTTGTAAAATAGTTGCTGCTCCAGGTGTTCTAAATAATGCATGAGCACTTGAAACTAAATCTAAACCTCCTGCAACTGTAATGGAAGCTCCTTGTGTTGGCATTTAAATTTTCCTTATGGTAACAAATATGTAAATCTTACATCTGACATATATTGTGGTTGTGGTGAATTTAAATTATCAGCCATTGACTGTAATCCTTTTTTGTATTCATCTAATGCTAATTGTGATTGAGCTATATTATCTTTAAATTGATAAATATAATATCTAGCTCTTGCTAATAAAACTGTTTTATATTGTTCTGGAAATGCAACTGTATCTGTATCAGCAGATAAAGCAGTTGGTCTATCATATGCAAAGAAATAAATTCTATATACACCATCTGGTATAGGTGATAATCCAAATCGTCTTCCATCTGAACTTCTTATAACTCTAACAGGTGTACCATAGGTTGAAGAGTCTGCTGCAGATTTTTCTTCTGCGGCTGCATAACTATCTCTCCAAACTGTTAGAGTTGTAAAAGGAATTTTAGTAATTGTATAAGGTGCAGTTTTTCCTGCTACACCTTCAGTTGATAAAGTAAAGGCATCCCAATTAACTGCATCATAATCAGTATCTACACTTGTTGACCCAGCTTTTAAAAGATACCATCTTTTACCTGATTCTGAATTAATAAAAGTATTTCCATAATAAGGGTCATCAGGTTCAGCAGTACTTAACCAAGCCCAATTATCTACAGAATCTACCATATCAGAGTAAGCTCTGTTTACACAGTTAGAAACTTGTTTTTGTATTCCTACTCCACTAGAAACTGCTGTAAGTTCTGGTTCATTAAGTTCTACTAATAATTCATTAGTTAATGCTAAATAGGTCTTTGCCATAATTCTTATTCTTATTTACAATCTGAATGGTCGCAATTTTCTAATTCTTCTAAAGCGTCATCCATATCAGCAAGAATTCTATCTTCTTTTACTTCAAGTAAATCTAACTCTGCTTTTAATTTTTTAAGCTTTTTTAAAGCTTTTTTCATTTGAATTCCTTTTTTAAAATTAAGTGGCTATAATAAGTATCACAACAACTACTGCTACTGCAATAGAAGCTTTTTTATGTGCTACTATATAAGACCATGCTTTTTTCATATGTTCCATAATTAATCCTTTTTTTAAAAGACAGGGGGTATATTGCAACCCCCTATCTAGATGTTAGGTTTAATACTAACAATAACGTATAGACTAATAAATTAGGCTATAACGTAAATTGTTCTTCCTATACAATCAGTTCTAAGAACTTTTCTTCCGAAAACAAGTAATCCTCTTACTATGTCAGCGAAAGTAGTAGTACTTCTTAAACTTTCAACAATCTTCAATTGAGATGCACACGAAACGGCACTCATTTGACCCCATGTTGCCACAGGAGCAGTTGCTGTCCCAGCAGGTGAAGCTGCTGTTAAGTCATTTACTGCTAGATTATTTGATTTGTACATTTGGAAACCTCTAACGAGACCACTTGCAACTAATCCATTTCTAAGACTACCTTTACCAGCATTGTAATCAACTGATAATAGTTTAGAAGCTGTGTTAGCTAAAGATTCGTACCACTCAGGTGCTCCAACAAACCAACGACCCTCTTCAGGGCAGTTTTGTCTGTCAAGAAAAAAAGAGGCTTGACTCATCTCATTTAAAGGGTCAACTTGACCAGATTCAAAACCTATTGTATCAGGTGTTGATGTACTTCCTTGTCTAGTAGCACCGATAGATGAAGCGTCAAGACCTAGATATGTAAAGACATTACTGTCTAAAGCATCTCTTAGCTTGTATGCTGCATTGTCTGATGCAACTGATTGGAAATTGATATGTGAAAATCTCTTTTCAATATCATCTAGTGCGAATTGAAAGTATTTAGCTTGGTCTACTGTGAGAACAAGCTCTACGTCTGTTAGTGCTGTACTAGCTGTCGCAAGACCTCTAGTGTAATCACTTACAGTTATTTGTGGTTCTTTAACTATATTAACTGTATCTCCAAAACTCTTAATTTCACCCATATAGTCTGTGTTACAGATTGCTTCTGCAACAGCAGCTTTACGTAATGCTATTTGAACTTTCTTGGAATATATTTGAGGTACCCAAAAGGCATTCTCCTGAGTTCCTGTTGGTGTTTCTCCACCAAAGTTAGTAGTTGAACCACCTGCAAAATTTGCCATAATTTATGACTCCTTTTTTGTTTGGTTGATAAAAATAATAGATTTACTAACCTTTAGTAATTCTACCTTCTCTCTGAGCTATCAAAATGTTTTTCTCATTCTTTTCAAACTCAGCGTCTGACATTTTTTCAAAGTCAGAACTTTTGAAGATAACTTTATTATTCGTTGGTGGTTGAATTTGTTCGTTAGTTTTAACTAACAAATCAGCACCTTGAGTAACTGGTTTATCTTCTGTGGTTTTTTTATCTAATCCAAGTCCTCGGTCTTTCTTATACAGGTCAACTGCTCTTGCAGCAAGTCTACCATCCGAAGTATTCTCATAAACCCATTTCTTTATTTCCATGGGTTGTGAGTCTGCCCAGTTATGAAAATCATCTGATTCTTTAATTTGATTAAAGTCTGGATGAAATTTCGATAACTCTAATTGAGCTTCTCTTTGAGATAAAGCTGTATTAGCTTTTTTCAAAGAGTCAACTTCTTCGTGCAAATCTTTCATCTCTGTTTGAGATTGCAAGTGAGATACAGTTTCCACCACGCCATAAATGTCAGGGTAATCTTTTTTAAAAGCACTAAGTTCATCAGCACTTTTAGGTGGTGTGTATTTAGGTCGGTTATCTCGAAGCTGTGCTTTGAGGTCTCCTTCTTTATTACTCCATTCACCAAGTTTCCTATCATAATAACGCTTTAGGTCATCATATCTTTTTTTATAGTCAACTTTTGTATAAGGTTTAGCTTCAACATTACTTAATGGTGAATCTTCGACCTTATCCGAAGTAGCTGTAGAAGAAGGTGATAAAACATTTGGGTTCGCACTATTTGTTGTAGTGCTACTTGCGTAGTTAAATCCTGTCTTCTTCTCAGGGTCAGGCTCGGCTGGTCCACTATCCGCATCTGGTATTGA